CTTAACATTCGGAGTTTCTCCTTATCGCTAATCATTACTGATTTTGCGGCCGCGATTTAGTAGTATCCTGCTAAATCGTATGGCTGTTGTTCAGGTAGCCCAAGCAGAGTGGTTAGCTCTTCTTCACTTGGCTCAACCATTTTATTAAATAGGGTATCTACTTCCTTTCCTTGTTTCTGTAATTATTATAGCATAATTTTCAGAAGAAGTCAAATGTAAAGATTAGTCAAAACGGCATCGCCACGAGAAGGCTCTTTACTTGATGCCATAACACCCTAGGATTTGTTTCGCGCGTATCCGCTGAGTATTAAGTCCAATAGCAGTGTCAGGACTCCTAGAATGTGATAGTTACGGCGGTCGCTACATACGGTTAGCGCCGTTGACCTGGCTTCTTTATATTTTATAGTCGCGTTTTCCCAGCGTAACTAACAAACGAATGTTAACGCGACTCGTCACATTAGCGGGAGGTGACTGGTGGGGAAGGAGAGAGTCGAACTCTCAAAACCTGCGTTCTAAGCGCAGTACCTATGCCAATTCGGTTACAACCCCAAGTTATTTTTACCTGCATAAGTATCAGTTATAGCGTGACAATTTGGACATAGCCAGCGGAGATTTGTCAATCTATGGTCATTATTTATTCCATTAATATGGTCTAATTCTAAAGCCATTTCTTTTCCTCGCCATTCTCCTTTATTACCACATTCAGAGCATTGATAAGGAATTAAATTGTGACTTATAATGTATCTACGAGCCACTTTTCTAGTTACTAAAGAGTTTTCAATAAAAATTTCTTCAGGAGTATATTTATTATGACAGTCAGAATTAATTTTAGAAACATTAGACCAAGATTTACCTGTAAAGTGTGAAACATCAATTTCAAATTTTTCAATTGCTTGTTTTAAGTAAGAATGATTGCCACCGCTAGGTTTTCTTCCCGCTTTTCGTAATACTTCTGCATAAGAAGTACTATTTTTACATAACTCTTCTAGCCATTCTTTTGTGTATTTTTGTAATTTTGACATATTATCATCTCCTATTTGATAATATGGCTGAATGATAGGAGCATTCTTATCTCGCATAGGCGGCCAAACCTTTCGCTTCCCATTAATTTTTATTAAATTCTAGGCGGATTTTTAGCTACATAATTTAAAAGATTACTGCTTAAATAATATTTGCTGTGGCCGCCTTACATATTTATTATAGCAGATTTTCTGCTAAATGTCAAACTTTATAAATTACAGTATACCAATCATTTGCATCTTTAAATAACCCTACGATATTTTCTTGCCGAATATGATTTTCATTAAGAAAAGTTACTAGTCCAAATGCCTCATGTTCAATCGAATAATTATAATCCATATTATTTGTTCCTTTCTCTTTACTATAATTATTATACTATAATTTTAGAAGAAAGTCAAATATATTCGAACCTATCAAACATTTGTTGATACTGCTTCACATGATTGTGAAAAACCTTACCCATTAATACTTCGTTCTCATGTTCATCTAACATATAGATTCGCGCGCAATCGGTAGTAAAACTTTCTCTTCCACGCGGGTGACTTAGACTTTTCGCGCATTTTTCAATCATTTTAATATCAATGCAATTAAGTTCCATGCGACCATCTGTACTTACTATAATAAAAATAGGTAAATCGTTCTTTAAAAAAGGTTTTACATTAGCCAGCTTGCCACACCACTTTACAGAATATTTTTCTGTGACTCCTGTACAGAAAAGATGTGTCTTCAACATTACTTCTTGCATTTGTTAAATGATGCGAAGAAATTAGTTATGTCTTCGCTTACCTCTCTTTCCATTGTAGTTTTAAGTGGTGCAGGTTTCGATTCATGATTTGGATTATGGGCCTTCCAACATTGAAGAAAGTGTTTAGCAATAACTTCTTCATCATTGAAGCCGCGGTGGCAGGTTGGACAAATATACATGTTATTCTCATCCTTTCTGAAATAATTATAACATGGTTTTAGAAGAAAGTCAAATGGTAGCACCGATGGGATTCGGACCCATACTGAAATCATTTTGAGTGATTTGCCTCCTGCCAATTGGGCTACGGTGCCATAAATTCACTTCTAGAATGTTTATATAGGACGTATGAAGTGAGAACAGTAGTCCTTGGTCGGCATGATGGGATTCGAACCCATACTACAGGGATTTTTGTCGTAGGCACGGGTGGTGACCCCGCTTCGCTCTGGCTACCTACGTAAGTCCCTTGACTCTGCCAGTTGGTCTACATGCCGGCATAAGTGGCGATTTTTAACGTTGTTCGCCGCAACCGTAGGCCATATATCCTACTTCTAGGGGACCATGGTATTATTACCAGCCCAATGTAAGTTTTCTTTTCTGGTTTGCGGTTTACACTTACAACCCATAACAAGCTCCATTATCTACTCCATACCAGAAGAGCAATAATTTCATCGCTTTGCCGAGCATCTTGTGCAGGGCTGCCGAATACGTATTCTAAAACTCCTTGTACACTTGGTACATGAGATAGCGGTGCCGGCATTCTATTGGCCGCAATTTGTCTGCTTATACCGGCTAATCCTGCCACTCATCAAGCCTCTCAGCCTGCTCGCGGCGAGTCCAAGAAGAAGAAAACACAGTACGAGAAGTCTTACGCACAATTATCATCCTTTCCTTGTTTCTATAAATATTATATCATAATTTTTATTCGTTGTCAAATAATTCTTTTAGTTGATCTTCACCATTTTGAATTTTACGTTTATCTGCGGGAGACCAGTTTTTAGAAGGATTATAATTTCCATAAGCAGTACGATGCTTGCCTTTGTTATTGGTCTTATTTTGTCGCTGATAGTAAAATTCTGGTTTAGTTTTTGAATAGTAATGAATGGGCTTAAAAAATTTTAGAAACTCTTTATTATACTTTGCGCGCAAAACTTTATAGTTGCGCTTCGCATGATGCCAATCACTCTTACGATTTTCAGCCATTGCGTTGTCATTATTATAGTAATATTCAGGATCATAATATTCTTGTTCTGTTAAATTAAAGAGAGATTCATAAGGAAGTTCATCGGCTTGAATTTCGCAAACAAAATCATCAAGATAATCCATAGATAATTTTCTCCTTTTCTCTTTACTATAATAATTATACTATAATTTTTATAGAAAGTCAATCTTGAGACTGATGGAATTTAAATGCGCTACGATTAGGAATTTCATTTTTTCGATTACATTCTGGGCATGTAATCCATTCTTCCCAATCACGTTGACTTCTACTATTTTGAATATCTTCATCTTCAAATGAAAAGATACACTCACAATACTTACAAGTGACTTTATATTGCGCGTGACCATGCTTGATAACTTTAATCATAATTATCTCCTTCATTTTTTCTATATATATTATAATATAATTTTAAAAAGAAGTCAATTATTCAACTGGAACATTTATATACTCCAGGACTTCGCGCAAGCCAAGTCCGCCTTCATCCCAAGATTTCATACAATATTCCCAAATTTTTGGGTGAGTTTCTTTTAATTGTTGGAAACGATTAGGACATTTTTCTCTATGGCATCCGAAACCACAGAAGATACAGCCTGTTCTATGTATACCTGTAGTTGTCCAATTTCCCTTTTTATCTTTTACTATATCACCATACAATGGACAATATGGAATTTCAAATCTAGTTATATATTCAAAAATATCATTGTCTGTCCAAAATGAAATAGGTTTACTAGTTGGCTTTTTGCTATCAAATAAATTGCATCCGCTACGCATCCATTCATTACGACGAGCAATGGATTCACAGGCTAATGTCCCAAGAATTGGGAAACGTCCGGTTTCTTTAGAATAATGATGATTTGGTTGCTTTTTCATTACATCACAGCAATAATCACTAATTTTAAATGGGGCGTCTACTAAGAAGTTCCATTTTCCATCACCAAATCCAAAAATTTTACTGTCATATTCACCACTAAGAAATTTTGCACGAGCGGAGTTAGGGTTGCGTTTTGCCGTCGCAACATATCCGGCAATTTTCTTGCTTACAATAGGATAGCCAAATTCTTCAATAACTTGTCTAAAAGTTTTCTTTGGACGAATTATTTCTACATTCTCATGAGATTTTACAAATTGTTTTACTTCTGGATACTCTAAGCCAGTATCAATGAAAACAGCTGGACATTCAGGCCATACACGTCTTACTAAATCGAGTAAAACAGTGCTATCTTTTCCGCCACTAAAAGCAACGAAAATTTTATCTTCTCCTAATTTCATACCGTATTCAAGAATACGAGTTTGAGAAACTTGGATTTTACGATCTAAGGGCCATTGTTGCATTTCTTTTAAATCGGTAGCAGTATATTTATTTTCTGCCATAATTATACACCTCGCTTTATTTAAAATAGGCCTGGGCCTACCTTTATGTATAATTATAGCACAAATTAAAAAAAAGTCAAGTATCTAATTCCTTCACTTGACTTTCCATATTTTCTATTTTTCTTTTGTCAGCGATAGACCAATTCTTTGAAGGCTCCCATCCTCTGGTACCGTTACGATTTTTATTATTAGTTTTTTCAGAACACATAGGACACGAGCAATGAATTTTATTATCAGCATATTGATGAATGTTGTTGTAATAAAGGGGCCATCTGCCAGCCGCAATATCCCTATCAATATGATATTTCCGCATGGCTTTAGAATAACTTTTTGCACGAGTATATGCTCTATCGTGAATTGCCATAATACAACAACTCCTTATTTTAATAAAAAAGCTAACGATTTTGATAACGCAGACCGTTTGCAACTCATACTGCGTGAAAACTAAATATTTATCATCGTCCTTTTGTTCCCTACAACAAAAGAAAGTGATTAGTACTGCGTAGGGGAATTGAACCCCTCTGCCGAGATTGAAAGCCTCGTGTCTTACCACTGGACTAACGCAGCATATTGCGGCTTTAAGCCAGCCGCACGGCTGATTCGATTTTGGCGATTACTCCGAGCAGTTCAGCTACGGACACTTCCTCCCGAATCAATAAAGCCCGCATAGTATTCTGGCCGCGGAACGCCAGTTGATTAGGCCTGTGTCATAGGTCTATACTTAAACTATCTACAAAATCTCAAACATTCCCGCCTCACGCGTCCTCGATAGTTCTAGCTTGATAAACATCAAGTCATTTATAAAAGGGCTAACAAGCGTATGCATCCGCTGTAGTAACGACCGAGCCCTGCTACCGACCGAATTACTTCACGGCAATTACTCGTCTGTCAAAGTCACCCTGTGACAGCTACAGGTTCCCTCTTTGTTTCACGCTCAGCATTAAAATGCCTCTTGGTACTTATAGCGTCGCCGCGTAAAGGCTCGGGATAAGACGCCATTCACCACGCGCTTTGATAACCCAGGTGCCCGCGTGGCCTCAGTTCTGGGGCCGCTCCTAACGACTTAATTACGTAAATCAACCGGTTGAACACCAGTGCGGCGACAGTTCTTACCGCGTTCGGACTTTTGTGGGTCATGACTCCCACTCACCGGAAGAGCAAACAGGTTCCCTTCCCATCTGGCGACATGACTTCCTTCCCATTTTTGACAATGCTGCCATAGCACGCCTACCTACTATGCGGGCAACCGCGAAGAGCTTAGTTGAAAGTCTAGATGTCATATTTGCTCTGCTCCGTATTTAATTGGTTTTTCCTATTTATATAGCGCCGATAAGACCTTTTGGAGTAACGGCCCTGCTCTCCTTTTGCGCTAAGTTGCGGAGAAGAGATTTGCACTCTTGATCTATTGGGTATGAGCCAATTGCCTTAACTACTTGGCCACTCCGCATTATTGTGAGGGCTCTTTCCCTCACCTTGTATAATAATTATATCAGAATTTTTATAAAAAGTCAAATATTATTCTGCTAGTAAATCTTTTAGTTCTTCATCGCACATACAATCTTCACATTCATAAACCTTAATAAAACTGATATTATTCTTACCATAATATTCAGCAATTTTGTCTACGCCTTCTCCTAGAGAAGTTTTACTTACTGTTAACCCCTTTTCAATTCGTAGCTGATGGTCAATTTCATCCCAAAATTCTACTTCATAACGTATCAACATAATTATACAAGCTCCTTCATATCTTCCCATTTCACTTTTACAATTACACGTTCACCACGACGATTACGTAGTTCAACAATAGGACGGCAAACAATACCTTCCATTTCACGCTCTTCTTCTGCGATTACAGAATTAGGATGGGTCTTTATATATTCTACTGCTGCGTATAGCGGGCCAGTACCAACAATAGGAACGACCTTAATTCCAAACATCTTGGCGGTTTCTTCTACCCACTCGCGGGCTTGATAGTTATCACCAACAAGCACATCAAAGAGAATAAAATCTACGCCATCAGGAATATACTTTCCACCGCCCTTCTGAATCTTGCGACCATAACCTTCACCGAAAAGAATAACTTCCTTTTCACCGAAAGCCTGTTCAAAAATTTGAGCATTAGTTTCACCGCCGAACAGCTCATTCAAACGAGTGATAAGTTCTGCGGGAATAGCAGCATTATCGGTGCGGCCACCAAAGGTTACAGTATGACCGTCCCAGTATACGCGGATATTAGTGCCATCAACTTTTTCAGTCCAAATCCAGTCATTATCGCTGAGATATTCTACAGTAGGGTCGCGAAATACTCCCGGAAGTAGCTTTTTAGTTCCAGTTGTGTCTCTTTGATAGAGAGTATCAATTTTCTCATACTTTCTCATACATTTTATTCCTTTCTATCTATTATAATAATTATATCAAAAATTATATAGTAAGTCAAATATTAAATTTCTTTGTATCCATAATGAGTAAGAAGTTGCCGCATATTTTCACGGCCGACTGGATTCATTGTATGAAGATGGAAACCTACAAGAGGAATATGATTTTCTACGATATACTTACAAATATCATAACCAGATGGAGCAAGAGTGTCATCCATTTCATTGCCTTCACCCAAATCGTGGTCAAGGTCTATAATTATATTGTTTATATCAGCCACACCCAACATATCAATGGTTTGTTGATAATCTCGGCAAATATAAGGAAGCCAATCGTGGCCAGTAAGATTTTGCCGATACCAAGTGTCATCATCACGAATATCATCTACATAAATGTAATAATTCATCTCTCTCACCCTTTCTATAATTATTATACTACAATTTCTATTTTTAGTCAATAAAAAAGAAGATGAATTTTCATTCATCTTCTTTTACTAAATATTCATCACTAAATAACATTTCAAGAGTAATATTATCACGTTCCCAATATGGAATACGAACGAGAGGAATGTTGTGTGAAAGGGCGTATTGGTTTCTAATTTCGTCGTGTTTTTTATTGCGTTTAAATAATTCAGCGGTGTTCCATCCACCGCCAGAAGTATAATGTTGAATACCATCAAATTCAATTAATCGGTTATAATCGGGTAAATAAAAATCAAATCGAACAGGTATATTACTTTCATAATATAAATCTTTAAAGTAATATTGTGAAATAAAATTAATATTATTATTTATAAGTAGTTGTTTTATATTTGCTTCTCCTTTTGATTTTAAGCAACCACAGCTTTGCGTATTGCCGCTAATTAAATGGTGCGACGTTGTAATAAAATTATTATTTCCACAATCACATTCGCATCTCCATAAACCACTTCCTTTATTATTACTTCCTAAATATTCTTTAGCAATTAGTTTATTAAAACGTTTATTAGTGAGATCTTTATAAGATTGTCTACCTTTTTCTCTTGCTACATCTTTATTTAAGCATCCACAAGATTTAGTATCACCGCGTTTTAAACTATTGGATGATACACTTATATAATTACCGCAGTCACATAAACATAACCATTTAGCATGACCATCAGCTATAGAACCATCACGCTTAATTACTAATAATCGTTGAAATCTTTGATTTGTTAAATCTTTAGCAGGCCTTCCCATAGAATCACATCCTAAATAAAAAGACGGAATAATCCGTCTTTTAATGAATTGGCTTATAACGATTACTATTTAACTTATCCATCATAAGATCATAAGAACTTTTTCCAGATAGGATAGATTCAAATAGAACCGGTGAGCAACCGCTGACATTAGTAACATCAGGGCCATCATCTAAAATTGTATTATTTCGTGCGTTCACGTTCCAAAATACAATTTTTGGCATTTTATATCCTGCGTCAGTCCAACGACTACGCATCTTATCCATAAAGGTTTGAATTCCCTTACCGCCGTGTCCGTATTCAGGTGCTCGTCCCCAAGAAGAATAACCCTGTGCGGAATCTACTTCCATATCTGTTACAATAATAATGGTTTCTGGCATATCTTTTTGAGATAGATTATAGTGACAAGCAGTACTTAGGATAAGGTCAAATACGGAAGCTAAATTCGTATTTTCACATAGATTCGTCCTTACAATCCTATCTACCTTATCACAAAAATCCACGCCAGTAGTCTCGATTAAACGAGCCTTACGGCTAAAAGAAATATAATGATTGGCAAAAGGACCACGCATACGTTCGGCCGCGTATAGAGCCAAAGAAACAGCAACATCAATTGGAGCCACACTATTAGCACCTGAACACATACTTCCGCTTGTATCAGCCACTACCACCGCATTTAGTGGAGCACCAGCCAGATAATCAACAAGATTCTCCCAATACTTGTTAATCATCAGGCGGTCGGTGTTATCAAGGGCGACATTATTGCCGCGACCATACCAGCCACAATCCGAGCCCATAAGCTTAATTGCCTTGGACACAACATCGTAGGGATAGAGGGCCGCCGCGTTAACCTTGGTAGAGGTATCCTTAGCAAACGCTTCATACTTCGCCTTGATTAGATCACGGCGAGCAAAAGCGTTCTTATAAATCAGGCCGGCACGAGAAGGAATCTTGTCAAATTCAATCTCATTCCACCGATTTGCGGACATAAGACGTTCCAGCACACGAATACGCTCACGAAGGTTAGAAAGCAGTACGCGATACTGACGAGAGGTTAGACCCATAGTATGGGCAGTTAGGCGTCCATAACGCTTAGTCTTGGCAGAAGAAGCGTTCTCGGAAGCCGCCCACTTACCGGCAAGGGAAATAGCACCCTTGGTCTTGTAGTCAAGAGCGAGCTGCTTGCCAAGAGCATATAGAGCCTCATGTTCGCAGGAAGTTCCCACGAGAGCATATAGGTCATCCCAACGGCCGTATTCAGCAATCTGGTCAAGATTGCGCAGTACAGCGTTGCGGTCATAATCCGCAAGCCAATGCAGGCAAGTGCGGAAAAAACGACGTTCGCCCTGTCCGCCGCGAATGTCACGGATATAGAATAGGCACTTTAGGGCATACATAGGACTTTCCTTATACGCCTCCTTAAACAGGAGCACACAATCACTCTCGGTACGCTGACGATAAGCCGCGCCGAAAGAGAATAGGTCGTATAGCTTAGAGCTGGTCGTAGTGCGCGCGACAGCACCATTCTCAGTGGTCTTATAGGTG